ATTTTTAGTAAATTTGTAAAATATTTTTATTTAATTTTAATATTAGATTCAGAAGAAAAGTCAGATAGTATGATAAATTATATATTAAAAATATTAAGTAAAAAAAATAAAGATTTTATTGTTTTAAAATCATAAAAAATTTAATTTTTCTATATATATAATTATATAACAAATATATATGGAAAATTATGAAAAACAACAATAATACACAATTAACAACAATACATATAGACTCTTATCTATATAAACAATTTAAAATAAGAGCGGTAATTGACGACATATCTTTAAAAGATTTTGTTACTGAAGCACTTCACGCATATATAACAGGTTCGTTAAAAGTAGAAAATTTGGGATTTTCTATAAAACTTACGGATAACAATTAAGGAGACAATTTTTATGGTTTTAAATAGTTATGAATATATTCCTAAAGATAAAAGAAAAAATATTTTATTATTATCAGATGATTTAAGATTTAATTCAGGTGTAGGAACAGTTTCTAGAACATTTGTATTAGGAACTGCACATAGATTTAATTGGTTTCAAGTAGGTGCAGCCGTTAATCATCCAGATATAGGTAAAAGAATAGATATTTCACAAGATATTAATAATAAACTTGGTATAACTGATTCAAGTGTTTTTATACAACCAAATAACGGTTATGGTGATCCAGACTTAATTAGAGCATTAATGCACGAATTTAAGTTTGACGCAATTTTACATTTTACAGATCCTAGACAGTGGATTTGGTTATATAATATGCAACATGAATTAAGACAAAATATTCCTATATTATTTTATCACGTATGGGATAATTTACCTTATCCTATGTATAATAAACCATATTATGATTCATGTGATTGGATTGGTTGTATTAGCAAACAAACAGAAAACATAGTTAAAAACGTTTGTGTTGATAAAGAAAATAAAACTTATTTAAATGAAAAACAAGTTACATATATTCCTCATGGAATTGATAGCAGTATATTCTTTCCTATAGATGAAAACAATCAGGGACAAATGAGAGAAGATGCAGAAAAAAATCTTAAAAGTGATTATGAATTTATGTTACAATTTAAGAAAGAATTATTCGGTGAAAGTGATTTTGAATATGTTGTATTATATAATAATAGAAATATAAGAAGAAAAAATATGGGTTCAGTAATTCTTTCATTTACTGAATTTGTAAAAACTTTACCAAAAGAAAAAGCAGATAAGTGTGTTTTAGTTATGCACACTCAAGTTGTAGATCCAAATGGAACAGATTTGAATGAAGTAATTAATAATATAGCAAATGGAGCAAATGTTATATTACATGATGGAAGATTAGATCCTGTAAAATTAAATTATTTATATAATATTTCAGATGTTACTATTAATATATCAAGTGCTGAAGGTTTTGGATTAGCAACCGCAGAATCTATAATGGCAGGAACACCAATAATATCAATAGTTACTGGTGGTCTTCAAGATCAAATGGGATTTGTTGATGACGAAGGTAAAATAATTCAATTTACTAGAGAGTGGCCAACAAACTCAAATGGTAGATTTAAAAAATATGGTAAATGGGTATACCCTATTTTCCCAACAGCAAGAAATTTAGTTGGTTCTCCTCCTACACCTTACATATTTGATGATCATATTGATTATGAAGATGTATTACCTGCATATAATTATTGGTATAATATGTCTAGACAAGATAGAAAAAATGCTGCACTTGAAGGTATAGAATATATGAAAAAACCTGAAATTGGTATGGAAGCTTCAGAAATGAATAGAAGAATTATTCATGATATAGAATTGGTTTTTGAAAATTGGAAACCAATTGATCGTTGGAAAATAATTAAAATATAAAGGAAATAAAATGAAAATATTTAATAAAATATATACTAATTTTCATAGATTTTTAAAATATTCTTTAATATATTTTAGTGAAAAATTTAATATTAATTTTAAAATGAAAATTGTATATGTGTATATGTTGAAAATATACTAGATTTGGAACTATTAGACAATATAGAAAATACAATGAACAATTATTAAATAAAATGATTGAATTATCTAGCAACTTTAAATATTTAGGACAGTTTGATATTAATGTAAATGTTTTAAGATTTAATGAATATGTTAGCTCTAAAATGAGAAAAATGCATGAAGATGATTTTTACAATTATGTTAAAGAAGAACTACAAATTAATTTGAAATAGGAGTTTTAATGGAAAATAAAATAAAACCAATATTAGTATTCGTTGCACCCGTTCAATCTAGAAGTGGTTATGGTGAGCATTCAAGAGATATATTAAGAGCATTAATTAGATTAGATAAATTTGATATTAAAGTAATACCAATTAGATGGGGTACTACACCTTTAAATTCACTTAAACCTGGAATTGATGATGATATATCAAACTTAATATTAAAATCACCAAACTTACCAAGAAAACCAGAACTATCAATTCAATTAACAGTGCCTAATGAATTTAATAATACACTTGCACAATTTAATATAGGAATCACTGCAGGTATAGAAACAACATTATGTTCTCCACAATGGATTGAAGGAATGAATAGAATGGATTTTAATATTGTTCCATCTACATTTGCTAAACAGGTATTTGAAAGTACAATTTACACACAACATGACCAATTTAAAAATCCAATTTCTCAAATAAAATGTAATAAACCAATTCATGTTTTATTTGAGGGTGTTAATACAGATATATTTAAAAAGGTTACATCAATACCTGCAGATTTTAGATTTAAATTAAATGAAATTCCTGAAGATTTTCTATTTTTATTCGTAGGTCATTGGTTACAAGGAAATTTAGGTGCAGATAGAAAAGATGTTGGAATGCTAATTAAGACATTTTTGCAGACTTTCAAAGGAAAACCTAATAAGCCAGGATTAGTTCTAAAAGTAGGAAATACTTTTTCTGAAATTGAATTAGTTGATATTCAAAATAAAGTAGATATTATTAAAAAATTAATTGGTGGAGATATTCCTAATATTTATATAATATATGGTGAGCTTACTCCAGAAGAGATGAATTTATTATATAATCATAATAAAGTTAAGGTTCATGTTTCCTTTACAAAAGGAGAAGGTTTTGGAAGACCTTTATTAGAATCTACCTTATCAGAAAAACCTCTTATAGTTTCAGGTTGGAGTGGTCATTTAGATTTTCTACCTAAAGATAAATCAATTTTATTAGGTGGAAAACTAGATAAAGTTCATCCATCAGCAGTTTGGAAAGGTGTTATAGAACCAGAAGCTCAATGGTTTAATGTTAATTATGCATACGCATCAAATGTAATGTTAGATGTTTGGAAAAATTATCAAAAATATTTACCAAATGCAAGATCATTAGCAAGCGAAAATAAACAAAATTTCAATTTTGATAAAATGGTAGATGAATTAAAAACTATATTAGATAATAATTTACCTTCTTTTAATTTACCAGTTGAAATTAATATGCCAAACATACCAAAATTGAAAAAAATATCAGACATTCAGGAGAAAAAAGATGAAGTTCAAAAATAAATTTACAGGTAAAATTGTAGAAGCAAGAAAGTTTCATGAAACTACTAAGACTCAATTATTATTTGAAGGAAGATTAATTTTTGGTCAAGTTTTAAAAGATCAGTGGTTAATATTAATTGATGAAGATAATCACAAAATTTTAAATGAAGATTTATTTAAAGCAACATACGAACCTGTTAAAGAATTATTATTAGATTAGGAGTAAAAATGAATTGTCCAGTTTGTAAAACAGATAATGTTTTAGTTGAAAAAAATAAATAATCCTCTAGAAGAAAATAAATCTAGTGAATCATATATGTGTGTTAAATGTGGTTATACTTCTAACTCAGAATATACAGTTGGTTCTAAAGTAATGAATGAGATGTTATCTGGCAATCAATATTCTCAATTACTATTAGAATTACACATGTATGATGAAAATACAGGATTATATTGGTTCCCAATTGTATTATTAAAGTTTGATGGAGCAGTATTTCCAGAAGGTAATCATGACACTTTCAAATGGGTTTATATACCAATTGTAGATATAGATGATAGTGAAAAAGATAATTACGGAGAAGAATATAAAAGAAGATTTGCAGTTGAATTAAAAGAAACATTTGATAAATATGATTTTTTAACTGCGTGTAAAAAATTAGGTGTTGTTGATCCATCAATAAAGGTAAAATAATTTGGATTTTAAAAGATTAGAATATGGTAAATATTTAGATAGTGAAGACATTTTTATTAAGATGTGTAAAGCATCTGGGTTATTTAAAAAAGAAAATGATTATCTTTGGTTACCAACTATAAATAAATTACAAGAATTATCTGGATTAGATGATAAAACATTTGAAGACAGATGTTACAGTTTTTATCTTGGAATAGAAACAGATGATTTTGATCCTTCAATTGAATTATGTGGTATATGTGTAGTTATGAAAATATTACATGATAAATCATGGGATCCAATTTTAGAACAATGGACAGATTGGAAATATTAAAATGACAAATCATATTTATGAACATAAACAAAAAAGAATAGAAAGATATATAACAATAGGTCAAGCTGATTTAAGAATAGGTCAGATAGTTTGGTTTAAATATCCACCTTCAAGTAATAATAACAATCCACATGTTTTAATTTTAAATACAAATTGGAATAATTTATTACATGGTTTAGTAATTGATTATATGTCATTATATGAATTAGAAAAATTAAAAAATTATATAATTCAAGAAGCAGAAGAAGTAGAACCAAATACTCCAGATATATTAACAGAGTCACTTTTTGTTCTTTCAAAAGAAGCACAAACCCCAGTAACATTCTATGAAACTAGATTAAAAAAATATTTACAGACATTTTTTCCTACCGAATCAGTTTATAGAACATATAAAAGACAGCATATAACAGATATACAATTAGCGATATATAATTTTAATAAAAAGAGGTAAATATGAAAATTAGTTATGCAATACTAGTTAAAGATGAAATTGGTTATATTGAAAAATTAATAAACAAAATAAATGATTATAAAGATGAAGAAGATGAAATTGTAGTTTTACAAGATATTGGAGAATTTCCAACTGAACAACAAAAACAAGTTAAACAATATTTATTAGATGCAACATTCAATAATAAAATATCATATTATTTTTCAACTCAATTTAAAAATGATTTTTCAGAAATTAAAAATAAATTAAATAGTAAATGTAAAGGTAATTATATTTTTAATATAGATGCAGATGAAATACCATGTGATAATTTATTAGATACAATTAAACCTATTATAGAAAATAATCCAGATGTTGAATTATTTTATGTTCCAAGAGTAAATACAGTAAAAGGTTTAACTTCAGAACATATTAATAAGTGGAGATGGAATGTATCTACTACACTCCAATATGGAGATATTATAAATTTTCCAGATTTACAAGGTAGAATATATAAAAATGTACCATATATAAAATGGAAAAATAAAGTTCATGAAATTGTTGATGGAGTAAGTAATCATACTCAGCTTCCATATGCTAAAAAAATAGATCAAACTCGTTATGATTTTATTTTTGATTTTGTATTAATACACCATAAAGATATTGAAAGACAAGAAAAACAAAATAAATTATATGAGGAAATAAAATAATGTATAACGTTGCGTTTTTTACTGAATCAGATTTAGATGGAAAAATTACAGATAGAAATTTTCCAAATGCTAGAACTGATGTTGCGTGGATTATTGCTCTACAAGCATATCATATTGGTTTAGTTAATTCTACATCGAAAATTAATATGTTAAAAAAACAAGGTGTTAGTTTTGATATAGGAATAATTATATTACCTAAAAACCAAGAAGTATTGACACATTCAATTATAAGTAATAATATAGTTGATAATGCAAAACAAATTTGTAAAAAAGTTGCAATAATGCAAGAAGGTCCAAACTGGTATTTTCAAGATTATAATATATCATTACAACAAATATATTATTCTGCATTATTAAGAGCAGATTTTATTTTATGTCATAATACTACCGACGTAGGTTATTATAGAGGAATAACAGGAAAAAATGTATATACTATGAGACCTGTTATGATTGAAGATACTATTAAGAATATTAGTAATGAAGTTTCTGACAATGTTATTATTGGTGGTAATTTCGTTTCTTGGTATGGTGGCTTTGATTCTATGATAGTTGCTAAAGAATTTAATTTGAAAATATTTGCACCTTCAATGGGTAGAAAACAAAAAAATGAAGAATATATAAAAGGTTTAAATTTATTACCATATCTTAATTGGGCACACTGGATAAATACTTTATCGAATTTTAAATATGCTGTTCATTTAATGAGAACTTTCGCAGCAGGCAGTTTTGCATTAAATTGCGCGTATTGGGGAATTCCATGTATTGGATATAAAGATTTAGATACACAAGTAATATTACATCATCCCATATTAAGTGTAGAATTATCAGATGTTTTTAGTGCTAGAAAAGCAGCGTCTGCATTACAAAATAGTCCATCTTTATATGAACATTCATCTGAATTAGCAAAAGAAAATTATAACACATTTTATAAAGAAGAAGTTTTTATTAAAAATATGAATGAGGTTTTTGACAATGAATTATCAACCAGACAAGAATTATAATATTGGTTTAGTTGTATCATCATTTGATTTATTACATTCTGGACATATGCTACTTTTAAAAGATGCAAAAGAAAAGTGTAATATATTATTTGTTGGTTTACATACAGACCCTACACTAGATAGAAAAGAAAAAAACAAACCTATTTTATCAGTTGAAGAAAGATTAATTTTATTAGAAGGAATAAGATATGTTGATTATATTTTTACATATAATACAGAAGCTGAACTTCATACTAAAATTAGATCAATTGATCCAGATTTATTAATATTAGGAAGTGATTGGAAAGATAAAGAATATAATGGAAAAGATTTAGATATAGATGTTTATTTTCACGATAGAACAGTTCATAATTATTCAACTACAAATTTAAGAAAAAGAGTATGGAGAGCAGAAAATGAGAATGCAAACAAAAAACATACATAATTGTATTATTCCTGATAGTGTAAAGATTGCTAATGAACAATTAGTTAATCTATATGGATGTGAAATCGGTGAAGATTGTTTTATTGGACCTTTTGTTGAAATACAAAAAGGAGTTAAAATTGGTAAAGGAACAAGAATAAGTTCTCACACTTTTATATGTGAAGGTGTTGAAATTGGAGAAAATTGTTTTATTGCACATGGAGTAATGTTTACAAATGATAAATATACTGAAGATAGAGAAGAATGGATATTAAGAAAAACTAAAATTGGTAATAATGTTAGAATAGGTAGTAATGCAACTATATTACCAGTTAATATTGGAAACAATGTTGTTATAGGTGCAGGATCAGTTGTTACTAAAGATGTATCAGACAATGATGTTATTTATGGTGTTCCTGCAAAAATATCATATAAAAAATAGGATATAATATAGAATGAAAATTTCAATAATACATAATCTTTATCGTCTTAATCCGTATGTGTCTGAAAGTGTTAGATTAAACTTAAAAGCTCTCAGAGATGCAAACATTGATTATCAATATATTTTATTTAATGACAATGGTGATATAGATATAGAAGAAGATATAAAAGAATTTGTGAATTTTACTAACGTAGAATATATTTATTCTGATATTAATTATGGTAAAAAAATGTGCACTGGTGGATGGGTAGGAGCACTTAAATATGTTAAAGGTGATATTATTCATAATATAGGTCAAGATGATTTTATGACACCTTTATTTTATTCTGAAGCGATTAAAGCATTTAATGATGGTAATTGGTTTTTTACTTCTAATGGATTTAAGGTTGATGAAAGATTGAGAATTATGGGAATATTAATTCATCCTAATATTGAGATAGATTATTTTAAACCTTATGAAAATTTTAAATCTTGGTTTGGTGTTATTAATGGAAAAGTTACAGCTGCAAATAATGGAATGTTAGCAAGTGGTACAATATATTTAAGAAAATTACACGATGTTATTGGAATACCTAATCTTGATGAGTTTGGAGGAGCAGCAGATTTTGAATATTGGTCTAGAATATTATTTAATAATTTACATGGAAAATATTTATCACTACCAAGTTGGTATTATAGAATATCAAACTACAGTGCAGGTAATGAAATTATAGAAGGAAAACCAAATAGAGGTTATTGGCAACAAGAAGCAATTAAAAAAATACAAAACAAATATTCAGAATTATTACAAAAATCGGAGGCTGCATAATGTCAGAATTATTAATAACTAATAAAATTATAGTTACGGGTGGTGCTGGATTCGTTGGTTCTCATTTAATAGAAAAATTATTAGAAGTTACTAATACTTCAATGATATATATTATTGATAATTTAGTTAGAACTAATAGTTTAAGAAATATTCAACATTTGCTTGATGATGAAAAAACTAAAGCTCGTATAAAATTTATTAATGCAGATATATCCACATTTGATTTTGAATCAGTTATAGACCCATTTCAAATAAGTCATGTTTTTCATTTAGCAGCAACTAGAATAAATAGATGTAATCAATTTAATTTAGAAGGACATACTTATATTGCAGATTCAGGTTTTAAGTTAATAAATTGGATATCTAAATATTCACATATTAAGTTATATTTTGCGAGTAGTGCAAGTGTATATCAATCTCCTAAACAATTTCCAATTTTAGAAACTGATAATTGTAATCCTAAAACAATATATGGTTCAGGAAAATTATACACTGAAAATATTATTAGAAGTTATAATTTATTATATGGATTAGATTATGTCATACATAGATTTTTTAGTGTATATGGTCCTCGTATGGATAATACCGGTGCATATACAGAGGTTATTTTTAATTGGTTAAATAAAATTAAATCTATTAAAGAAGGTAAAACAGAAGATTATAAAATTAAAGTATATGGAAATCCAGCTGAAAAAATATTAGATTTAGTTTATGTAGATGATGTAATAGATGCAATTATAAAAACAGTTTTTAGTTATGAAAGTAATAATACAACCTTTAATGTATCAACTGAAACAGGAGTTACTCTTACACATCTAATTACAACTATTCAAAAAGTTACTTTCTTTCCAATGTTAGAAATCGAAAGTTTACCTGAAAATAGAAAAGATGTTGAATCTAAAAGAATTGGTTCAACTGAACGTTTAAGAACAATTGGATGGAAACAAAATACTAGTTTAGAAGAAGGTTTAAGAAAAACGTGGGAGTGGATAAATGGAAAAAATTAATATAATAAAAAGGACACATTATAGAGATGGAGGAACATTATCATTTACTGATGATAAAGGAATAGAATATTGTAGAGATCATAGATTTGAAAAAGATCCAAATAGACCTGGATATGTAAAAAATGTTTCTACTGTAGGTATGTGGTTTTTAGGTTATCCAAATGAAGATAATTCTAATATAATTTCTAATTTAAATATTATTATGCAATTAGAACAATTTGCAAAGGATTATCCAAAAATATTAATAAAAATTATAAAATAATTTAAATTGGAGTATATAGATGTTTAATATTTTTAAAAAAGATAAAATTAAAGTACAACATACTAACCCAGAATATTATAATGCATGGAAAGACGGGTATAATCAGAGAATGAAAGAAGAAAGAGATTATCAAAATATATTTCCACCACAATGGAATGCTTTAACAAATAAAGTAGGTGAAAGATTTAATGATTTTTGTATAATTAGAGGAGATGAATTTATTGAGTGGGGCGAAGATGTTTGGGTTGGTTATTTTACTTTAATTGATGGAAGCGGTGGATTAAAAATAGGAAATAAAGTAAGTATAAGTTCTGGAGTTCATATTTACACACATGACAGTTCTTTATATAGAAAACTTGATCTTGTAAAAGACACAGAAAATGGTCATCATATTGTTAGAGCACGTACAGTTATAGGAAATAATGTTCAAATTGGTGCTAATTCTATTGTTCTTCCAGGAGTTACTATTGGAAATAATGTAATAATTGGTGCAATGAGTTTAGTAAATAGTAATATACCAGATAATTCAACCGTTTATGGAATTCCTTGTAAGGTTAAAAAAGAAGAAATTAAATCTATTATAATTGGTGATAAAGTTTATATAAAGGAAATTGATAGAGTTGGTAAAGTATTATCTGTCTTAACTAATTCTAAAGGAACATTATATGAAATTAGATATATAGATAATTCTGAAGTTAAAAATGTTTATTTTTATGAACATGAATTAGAAAAAAAGGATATATAAATGAAAGCAAAAATATTATTAATTGGTTATGGTTATTGGGGTAAAATTTGGTATAAAACTATACAAAATTCAATGTATGAACTCGTAGCAGTAGTTGACCCAATGTTTGAAAATAAAGTATTAATTTCAAATACAAGTAATGCTTATAGTAAATTAGAAAATGTTAAAGAAGAATATACACATGTAATAGTTTCAACACCAGCAGAAACTCATTTAGAAATATATAATAAGTTAAAAGAATTAAATATTCCAGATGAAAGAATATTAATAGAAAAACCTGTAGGTTTAAATTCTAAAGAAGCACACATCATGTCTAATTGTTGTCATGATTTAGTTTGGTTATATGATTCTATGTATATTGATTTATTAAAATATATTAAAGAAATTGGAAAGATTAATTTAATTCAGACTTTTAGAGCATCAATGGGTCCAAGACTTAGAACAGATGTTTCAATTGTTGAAGATTATCTCTTTCATGATATATATCTATATTTAAATTTATTTAATTCTAAAGTAGATTATATTAATTTTGATTTTTATTCTGTAAATAAGACACATTTTAGAAATCATGATAGTTTAATTAAACAAGATACTGTAAGTATAAATGTATTTGATTCTCTAGCAGGAGTTAATTTACAAATGTTTTCATCTTGGGTATATCCTCACAAATGTAGAAGATGGGTAATCGTTGGAGATAACGGTTCTATAATATGGGAAAATGACAGTATATTTATTAATAAAACTAGATTTGAAAAGAAAGAAGATACTTTTTTTATAAATAATAATGGAAATATTGGTTATGAATTGATAAATGATTCAGAAAAAATGATAAAAGAAAGTGAATATACTATTAAAAAATCAAATCTTACAAAATTATTAAATACATTTATTAGTAATGAATTTGATAAAATTGAAAAAGATTTAGTTATAGAAACTCATAAATTTATAAATACAATTTTAAATAAAGAAGAAGAATAAGAGGTAAAAAATGTCTATACCATTAGGAAAACCATATATTAAGAAAGAAATTATATTACAAGAAGTTGAAAAAGCTTTAGATACTAAATGGATAAGTGGAGGTCCAACGATCAAGAAATTTGAAGATGCAATTAAAGAATATAATAACGACCCAGACGGAAAATATATTGCTGTTTCAAATGGAACAACTGCAATTGAATTAGCGCTTTTATATTTAAATGATGGAAATATGTATACAAACGAAGATGAAATTATTGTTCCATCGTGGTCATGGGTAGCATCTGGATTTTCTGTTCCTAGAGTTGGTGCAAAACCAGTTTGGTGTGATGTTAATAGTATGGGTGTCCCAAGCTCAGAAGATATACAATCTAGAATAACAGATAAAACTAAAGCAATCATAATTGTTCATCAAATGGGAATTCCATGCGATATCGATAAAATAAATGAAATGGCAAAAAAATATAATTTACCTGTTATTGAAGATGCTGCATGTGGAATAGGTTCAGAATATAAAGGAAATAAAATTGGTAAATCTAATAATATAGTTACATATTCGTTTCAAGCAAGAAAAGTATTAACTACAGGTGAAGGTGGAATGATTGTAGTTAGAGATGAAAAAGCAGAAAAGTGGTTAAGATCTTATAGAGCATTTGGAACAAATTCTTCACCTATTGATAGAGATAAAACTTCAAATTTTGTTAAAGAATATTTTGATAAAGTTGGTGGTAATTATAAGATGTCAGATATTACTGCAGCGATTGGATTAGGACACTTAAATTATTTAGATGAAGAAATAAAATTGAGACAAGATGCAGGTAATTATTATAATACCAGAATAAAAGAATTAAACTTAAAAGGTTTTAATGTTTATATTGCAAACATTATTCCAGATTATTGCACAAATTATAATTGGCAAAATTATCATGTAATTTTAAGTAAAAAATATTTAAGAGATGTTGTTGTTGAAAAATTGAAACTTAAAGGAATAGGTTGTAAATGGGATATACAACAAATACATACAGAACCAGCAATAACTGAATTATATAATAAGAAAAATCAAACTGTATTTTTACCTAATACATATTTATATCATTCACAAGGTTTATGGCTTCCATTTTTTGCCGAAATAAGTAGAGAACAACAAGATTTAGTTATTAAATCATTAGAAGAGGTTTTGAGTGAGTTTGGATTTTAGAAAATGTCCTGTATGTAGGTTATATTATTCTTTTAAGATTAAAGAAGTAATAGAACATGATAATATAAAATATCATTATTCTGTATGTCATAACTGTGGTTATGTAATGCAAAATCCTAATTATGACAGTAAATCTATTTATTATAATTTAGGATATGATAGTCCTAATAATTATGTAAAACATGCAATTGACAGAGCAAATTATATAGTAGATTTTATATTAGATCATACTACTAGATTTAATTTGATTAAAAAATATAACATTTTAGATATTGGTTCTGGTAAAGGATTGGTAGGATATTACATATCAGAAAGATTATATGGTTCTAATGTAAGAGGAATAACATATCACGAAGAAGATAAATATTTTATTGATACTAATGTTGAAGACATTGAAAATATATTAACAGATTATGGTATGACACTAGGTGGTAAAAATTATGATTTAATTATAATGTCTCATGTATTAGAACACTTTAAACAACCAGAAAAAGTATTAAGTTATATACAACAATTTTTATTAAAAGATAATGGAATTATTTACATAGAAGTTCCTAGCTTTTATAGAGCAGAAGTTAGAAGTAAAAAGGTTTTTGTTCCTCAACATATATCATTTTTTACTAAAAAGAGTTTATTCAATTTATTAAATTTAAGTGGTTTAAGATTTTTACATGTAAAAGAAAGTAAGCATTGGGGAAATATTAAATGTTTAGCAACTAATAATTATTATAAATTTAAATTTAAGTATGATAAGTTTGTATATACTAAATATATTTTTAGTAAAATTATTAATAGATTAAATAAAATAATTTATAGAAATAAAAACGTAGGACCAAATGAGTAGAATTTTAATATTTGAAGAATGGCATCATTTTATACCAACGGGTAAAAGTTGGGCATATGGATTATATCATCTTGGCAATGATGTTTTTCACATAGCACCTTCTGAAATAAACGATAATACATTGAAAGATTTATATGATTTAAATTTAGATGTTATTATTTGGTTTGATGTAAATATATCACCACAATCACATGCTTTTATGAAAAAATTAAAAGAAGTAACAAACACAAAAATTATAGTTGCAGTCGGATTAGATTATAAACCTCAATACTATGATTTTCGTGATATTATTGATTATTGGGTATCAACAACATATAAACACGAAAGAGCAGATTATAATTTTAGAACTAATGGTTATGATTTAATTCATATACCATTAGCAGCATCTGAAATTTTATTTTTTAATATTGATAATATAGAAAAAGAATATGATGTTTCTTTTATAGGACAATTTGGCATTACAGGTCACGGTAATAGAAATGAAGATAAATATTTATTTCCTATAATTGATGAACCAAATTTTAAAGGTTTTTATAGTGGATTTATATATAATCAAAAAGGATATGGAACTGTTTCATATGAACGGTTAAACAAGATATATAATTCAACTAAAGTAAATTTAAACTTTCATTATGATAATCAAAAAGGAACAACTGACAGAATAGATTTTAATGCTAGAACATTTGAAATATGTTTAAGTAAACAATTTCAATTATGTGATCATCCATATATAAAAGAATTAATTCCTAGTATGTATGTAGAAACAAATCCTAAAGATTGGAAAGAAACAGTTTATTATTTTTTAGAAAATGAAGATATGAGAAATACTATAGCAACTGAAACGTTTAATGAGGTTATTGAAAATCATTTATGGACCCATAGAATGCAAACACTATTAAATAAAATTACTCAAGGAGTTAGATAATGAAAAAAATATTGTGGATTATGAGTTTAGATAAAAATGGTTATTTAAGTCCTGCGGTTATTTGGTGGTATGGAATATTAGAAAATATGGGTTATGAAGTTGTTTATTATGATTATAATGAATATAGAGGAAATATAGATTCATTATATGAAGATATTAAAAATTACAAACCAGACTTTACAATAGTTGCTGCATATAATCTAATACATACAGAATTTATTAGATTAAGAGATATTACTAAATTATATGTTTTACAATCAGATGATAGATGGAGATATTCTAATTTTTCTAAATTTTGGATTCCTTTTGTAGATGGTGTAATTACATTTGAAGGTGAATTAGAAAATTATGTTTCTGATGGGTTAAAACCAGAACAATTTAATAAAATGAGATGGTCATTTAATCCTACAATGATGACACTTGACAGTCATTTTAATATACAAAATGGATATAAATATTTTATTTCTCATACAGGCGGTATGCATGGTAATAGACAATTAGTAATAGAAGATTTTAGAAAAAATAATTTGAATGTATTTGTAGATCAAAGTTTAGATTATACAACAACCAAAGATATATGGTCATCATCAAAATATTCATTATGTATTACTAATAATTCACTTAATACTGGTAAAGAATTAAAAGGTAGAGTTGTTGAAATACCTAATTTTTGTGTGTTATTAACAGAACCATTTCCTGATATGGAAAAATATTATGATATGGAAAATGAATGTATATTATTTAATTCTACAGAAGAAGCAGTTGAAAAAATAAATATTTTAGAAAAAGATAATAACTTATATAGAAAAATATTTACTTCAGGTAAAAGAAGATTGTGGAATTCAAATACTGCATATCACGAATGGGATTCAATTTTACCAAACATTGACCCAGACTATAAAAAAATTGATATTATTAAATTATTAAAAGAAAAACACGGAGATTATTATTATGCGTGAAATATATTCTAAACAAGATCCTAGATTGTTATTACATGTGGTTCATAGAAAAAATCCATATGGGTTTAATAAATTTGAAAGAAAAAATTTAAGTGATGATAGACAATATTTACAAGTTGCTTATATTGGAATGTCTAAAGATCATTCATTTAAAGCACATCAACACATATTTAAGGATCCACCACAACACGAAGTTATTGCACAAGAAAGTTGGGTAGTTATTGAAGGTGTTGTTAAAGTAGATTATTATGATATAAATGGAGATTTTTTAGAAAGTGTTAAATTATTTTCAGGTGATGTAACAATAACATTTAGAGGTGGTCATAATTATACTGCATTACAAAATAATACACAAGTATATGAATTTAAAACTGGACCTTACGAAGGCGTAGAAAGAGATAAAGCATTTATATGATAAAAATTAATTTAGGTTGTGGTAAAAGAAATTTTGGTGATGATTGGGTTCATATAGATGGATCTCATGAATATGAACATATAAAACATCATGATATAATTAATTTACCGTTTGAAAATGATAGTGTAGATTTAATTTATGCATCTCATGTTATTGAATATTTTGATAGAGAAGAAATTCTTGTTATATTAAGAGGTTGGTGGCATAAATTAAAACCAGGAGGAATATTAAGATTAGCAGTTCCTGATTTTTACGAGATTGCCAGACTATATATTAATAATGATTATTCATTAAATTCGTTTTTAGGTCCTCTTTATGGAAAAATGTTATTAGATGGAAATTATATATATCACAAGACAGTTTATGATTCACATTCTCTCATACATATATTGAAAATAGCAGGTTATAATAGATTTTCAAGATGGGATTGGAAAGAAGTTGATCATGGAAAATTTGATGATCATTCTCAAGCATATCTACCACACATGGACAAAGAAAACGGAAATTTAATATCACTAAATATACAGGCAATGAAATGAAATTAAAACCAATAGATTTTACAGTAGTAGAAGATTTTGAAAAAAAAGTAGCAGAATTTTTCGGTGCTCCATATGGAATAGCAGTAGATAGTTGCACACATGGAATAGAATTATGTTTAAGATATACAAATGCACGACACATTTATTCTCCTAAACATACATATATTTCTGTTCCTATGTTAGCTAACAAATTAAACATACCATTAAGTTGGAATGATGGTGCAAAATGGACTAATTATTATTGGTTAGCACCTTATATTGTAGATGCTGCAACTGTATGGCAAAAAGATTTCTTTAAAAGTTTACAAGATTTTAATGTATATATAGAAGAAGAAGCATCAGATATTCCTTTGTTTGTAAATTTGAGTTTTCAATACCAAAAACATTTGAATGTTGGTAGAGGTGGAATGATTTTAACTAATAATAAAGAAGCAGCAATACAATTGAAAAAAATGTCATATGATGGAAGACTTCCTGGTATACCTTGGAGAGAACAAAATATAGATACAATGGGTTATCATTATTATATGACACCTGAAACTGCAAAATTAGGTTTAGAAAAATTTGAAGATGCAGTAAATAGAGAACCTAGAATCTGGAGTTATAAAGATTACCCAGATGTTTCTAAAATGGATGTGTTTAATAAACAAAAGGAGATATAAATGAGTAGTATAAATGTTTTTGGAAAAAAATTATTAACTAAACCTGTTAAAAAAGAAACTGTTTCTAAATCAGGTTTAATTATTGTAGAAAATGATATTGATAAAAATGTTATTGAAGCAGAGGTAATTGGTATTGGTAATGAGGTTTCATTTACAGTACAAGGAAAAACTACAAACAATAAATATAAAGTTTTTTATTTAAAATCTAATTGTATAGAAATTAAATTAAATGACGTCTTATATCATATATTGAATGAAGATGATTTATTATGTTCAGTAGAAAAAAATGATGGAAAAGAAGATGAGTAAAAAAATCGCTTTTATAACAGGAATCGCAGGTCAAGACGGAAGTTATCTTGCTGAACATCTATTAGAAAAAGACTATAAAGTGTTTGGTATTATTAGACGTAATTCAACTCCTGAACACCAAGAAAATAGAATAACTCATTTACAAAATGATATAGAAACTTTATATGGAGATTTAGCTGATCAAAGTTCACTAGAACATTATCTTAGAGTAATTCAACCTGATGAAATATATAATCTTGCAGCACAAAGTCATGTAAGAATTAGTTTTGATATACCTCAATTTACAGTTCAAACAAATGCAATTGGTGTAATAAATATATTAGAAGCATTTAAGAAAAATAGTCCTAGATCTAAATTTTATCAAGCATCATCTTCAGAAATGTTTGGTAATTCAGTAGATGAAGATGGTTTTCAAAGAGAAACAACTCCAATGCATCCTACAAGTCCTTATGGTTGTGCAAAAGTTTTTGGATATAATATAGTAAGACATTATAGAAACGCATATAAATTATTTGCAGCTAATGGTATTTTATTTAATCATGAATCACCTAGAAGAGGTTCCAACTTTGTTACTAATAAAGTTGTTAAGACTGCGGTTATGATAAAATATGGACTTACAGATAAACTAGTTTTAGGAAATATGGATTCATTTAGAGACTGGGGTCATAGTAAAGATTATGTTAAAGCAATGAATTTAATTTTAAATCACTCTGAACCGGATGATTTTGTTGTAGCAACTGGTAAAACACATTCTGTTAGAGATTTAGTAAATTATGTTTTTAATAAATTGGAATTAGATCAGAAAAAATATATTTATCAAGATGTTAAGTATATGAGAGCAGAAGAACTTAAATATTTAAAAGGTGATAGTACTAAAACAAAAACTGTTTTGGGATGGCAACCAGAATATACATTTGAAACACTTTTAAATGAAATGATTAATTTTTGGTTAATTGAATTAGCATCTAAAAAACTTAAATAGGAATAAACATTAATGTTAGGTTATATATTGTTTGCTGTTTGTTTGTTTTTTATTTTTTATGTGATTAAAAATAAATTAAATCCAGCATTTATATTTTTGTATATTGGATTTTTATATTTTTGCACAATAATAATATTAAAATCTTAAATAAAAAAGAGAGGCATAAAATGGCACTTAATATAATTACATTAGAATTATGTAATGAACATAGAAAAGAAACTATAGATTTTCCTATAGAATTATTACCTATTATTAGATGTAATGAAATAATAGAAATAAATAATATTAAATTTCAAATATCATGTATACAACATGCAATAAAAATTAATTTAGAAAAACCAAAAAAACCAATAATTACATTTTCTGGTAAATTTATAGAAGGATAAAAATGGAATTAAAACTTACAACTCATAATGCAAATACTTTAGATCATTGGAGAGAAAAACATGTTAGAGAATATGATTTAGATAAACCTTATGATTTTTCTCAAATAGAACAAAGTCCTCTAAGTTATCATACAATTGCAGCACACATATTAAATGAAAATAGAGATATTTTTAAAAATAAATCTTTATTAGAAATTGGTTGTGCTGGTGGTTATTTTTCAACATATGTTGCAACCCACTATCTGTTAGATTGGCAAGTTACTGGTTGGGATTTTAGTGATACTGCAATTCAAGCTGCTAAAAATAGAACATCACACATTAGCAATTTAAAATTTGAACAGATTGATATTTTAAAAACTCCAGTAACAGAAAATTATGGAGCAATATGTTGTTTTGAAACAATAGAACATATGGAAGAAGGTATAAACTATAAGTTATTAGATAATTGGATAAATCACTGTGAATATTTAATAATTTCAACCGTAGATACTGAAGATTATTGTAATGGTGAACATGTATCTCATTATAAAATTGATACATTTGCTAAAAAAGGTTATGAGGTTATGTGGTCATCATTTTTATCACCTATCGAAATGCCTAATGGAACATTTCATTATTTTATTAATTTAATAAAAGGAAAATTATGATAGATTTTAATGAATTTGAAAAAATAAATATTTTTTCAGCTATCACATGATAGTTTTGTTGATACAAGTGATATTGTACAAATGCAACAAATTGTAAAACATTTTAAAGAAACATTAAATATTAATATTACAATTATAGTGTTACCAAAAACAATGAGTTTAAGCAAAAAAATTAATGAAAAAGAAATGAACGATTTAGGTTGGTTTAGACATGATTGAAATAGATGGTAATATTTGGAATTTTTACAAAATTGATAAAGAAGCATATATTTGTGTAACAACAAACGGTCTTGTAAAAAAGACAGGTGAATGTGTGATGGGAGCAGGAGTTGCTCTTGAAGCAAAAAATAGATTTAATAAATTACCATTTGAATTAGGTTCAAGTATAAATAAAAACGGTAATAATGTTTATATGTTTGAAAAATATAGAATATTTACATATCCTACAAAACATAACTGGTATGAAAATTCAGATATAAATTTAATAGAAAAATCAGCACATCAATTATTAAAATATATTAATCATTTTAATATACCTAGAGTATATTTACCAAGACCTGGTTGTGGTAATGGTAAATTAAAGTGGAAAGATGTGAAACCTGTAATAGAAAAAATATTAGATGATAGAATATTAATAGTTTCAAAGGAAAAATTAAAAATATGAGTTATTCAGATTTCGAAAAATATAAAACTTCACAATATGAAAAATATATATGTCCATTATGTTCTAGTAGAAATATAAAAAAATTTTTTAATGACGTATATGATATGGATGTTAGATATGAATGCCAAAAGTGTAAATTTATAAATGATAATGAACTTATGTTTAAACGTAATAGTTTTACTGCAGCGTTTGATGATTTATCTCGTATGACTAAAAGAGAATTAAAAAAATTACTTCCAAAACTTGAAAAACAATATATAAAAGAACGAAAACGTTCTGAAAGTATGTGGGAAACATATGGAAGTGAATTAGCAGGTGATTTTGCAAGTGAAGAATATATACTAAATATTAAAATAAAAATAATTAAAAATTTAATCGGTGATGGAGAACAAACATTATGATGCAATATCTATCAATAATAAATGACGTATTATACGGACCATATTCTGTTGAAAAACCAACAAGAACTGGAATTAAAACATTATCATTATCAGGAGTTCAATTTGAACATGATATGAGAGATGGTTTTCCATTACTTACTACTAAACAGATGGGTATAAAATCAATAGCCGCAGAACTTGAGTTTTTTATTAAAGGACTTTCTGATAAGAAATGGTTACAAGAACGTAAATGTTATATTTGGGATGAATGGGCAAATCCGAAACAAGTAAATGAACAGATGTTAAAATATAAAAATAACTTTTCTTCATATGAAGGACCGCATCAAAGTATTATCCAAGGCATGGCAAATATGGATGATAGCCAATTGAGAATAATTTTACAAGAAGAAATTTCCGATTTAGGTCGTATTTATGGTGTTCAGTGGAGAGATTGGAAAACAACAGAAGAATATACTCCAGATGGTTGGATGGACGATGAATTTAAATTTAAAACATTTGATCAATTAACCGATGTAATTGAAAGAGCAAAGAAAGACCCATTGGATAGAAGATTGTTGGTAACTGCTTGGAGACCAGATGAAATAGATGAAATGGCTTTACCACCATGTCATTATGCTTGGCAAATATTAAGTGATGGTTATTATTTAGATTTAATTTGGGTTCAAAGAAGTGTAGACGTAGGATTAGGACTTCCATATAATATTGCATCATATGCTTTATTATTAACATTATTAAGTAAAGAACTTAATTTAAAACCTAGAAGATTAATAGGTCATTTAGCAGATACTCATATTTATGAAAATCATATAGATAAATTAACAGAACAATTATCTAGACCTATATATGAATTACCAAAAATAGAAATATTAAATTTTAAAAGTATATTTGATTGGGAATATACAGATGTTAAACTAATTAATTATAAATGTAATCCTAAAATAGAATTAGAAGTAGCAATATGACAAAACCAGCAGATTTATATTTAGATGCACATTATTAATATTAAGGATTTTTATGAACACTGAACAACATATAATTATTGCAAACACATTAACAAAAGAAACAATAGAACGAAATATAGAGTCTATTGACCAATTTAAAAAATTTTTTAATGGAATAGAAATTAAAATTAATAATCATTTACCAGATAATGTGTGTGCATTAATTGATGAAAATAATAAATTGTCATCAAATATTCATATATTTAAAATTGTTAATAATGAGTTATTTTTTGCTAAATCTATTCCATCAATTTTAAATTCAAATAAATTTAACGGAGAATAAAACAAATGGAAAAAATAAGTTTCATAATACCTGGACGTAATAACTTAAAATATCTTAAATGGGCATATAAAGCAATAAGATTAAATCTTGAAACACAACATGAAATTTGTTTTGCGGATGATGCTTCTACAGATGGCACATGGGAATGGTGTTTAGAAATTATGAAAGATGATCCTAATTTTAAGGCAATTAGAAATGAAGGTCCTGAAAGATTAGGTCATACTATATTATATGATAGATTAATAAATGAAGTTGCAACACAAGATATAGTAATGATATATCATTGTGATATGTATGCGTTTTCTGGAATGGATAAAGCAATATTAAAAAATATAAAACCAGGAACAATTGTTAGTTTAACAAGAATTGAACCATCACTTCATCCACCAGGACCAGAAAAAATAATTCAAGATTGGGGAACAGAACCAGAACAATTTGATGAAGATGCTGCTAAAGATTTTGTAGAAGATTTTAAGAAACATTATAATAGTCAAATAACACAAGGTATATTTGCTCCTTGGGCAATTTACAAATATGATTTTCAATCAATTGGTGGTCATGACCCGCTGTTTGCACCACAAAGTAGAGAAGATAGTGATATATTTAATAGATTTGTTTTAAGTGGTTATAATTTAATTCAAACGTGGGAAGGTTTTGTTTATCATATGACGTGTAGAGGTAGTAGATTTAATCCTACAATTACAAATGTTGGAACTGCTAGTACAGAATGGTTAATTCAAAACAATAAAAGTGAAAGAAACTTTATTAGAAAATGGGGTTCAATGGTTAAACATGATAAACAATTAATGCCAATTGTTCTTAATAGATATAATATAGTTTTAGAAATTAAAAATTTATTTGTTTCAAATTTTTTAGTATATTTAGAACCATATTTTGACACAATATATTTTGATTTAAGAAATGAAAGAGAAAATGATGCAAGTAGAGTAGTTGGAATAATGAACGCAGTTGATAATTATATTAAATATGAAAGTCAAAATACTAAAATAAATTTACAAGATAAGTTTAAGTATTTATTAACAAATACTGATGAATCGGTTGGTAATATAGTTGTTAAATTAGATTTAGCTAACGTAGATCAAGATACGATGTCTATTATACCTAAGTTAAGTGAAATCATTTCTTCAACTAATGAAATAGGTATATTTGAAATATATAAATTAAAAATTATTATTAATTCATTAAAAACATATGAAAATAATTTAATTAAATTAAACCATAACGAACAAGACTATATTTATATTAAATAGGAAATTCATGAATACGAAAACAAAAATAGTTTTATCTATAATACTAGCATTAGTAATAGCAATTGTTTTTTTACAATATCAAGTAAATAAAACAGAAAAAGAATTAGAAAAGAAAAAATTAGAAGCAGCATATAATTATCAAAACTTCCAAGCGTGGAAAGATAGTTCTATGATGAAAGCAAATACATTACAAGAATATGCAATCGCTGTTAGAAATTTAAAAGATGAAAATAAAAAATTAAAACAAGAAAATGTATTTTTGAAAAGTCAATTTACATTATTGTTAGATTCAATTGAAGTTTTAAATAAACCAGCAACAGTAGATACTACAGATTCTTCTAGAATAGTTATAGAATTTGAAGGAGAACAAGGTAGAATAACATATAAAGGTCAAGTGATTTATTTTAAATTAAATAAAACTGCTACACATTCTCTAAAAATAAATCAATCACCTATAAAAATAACAAGTATATTTGAATTAGATCCTAAAACTAATTTAATAACAAATAAAATATATACAGATGGTGTTCTGATAGATGATGCATATACAGTTATAGATTCTTTAATATATCGTAAATTGAACACCCCAGAAGGTATGGTAGATGCTGCAGTAAACTTCTGGGATAAGATTAATCTAATCATAGAAGCAAATCAAGAGATAAAAATGCAGAATGAAATATGGAAACAAAATAGAACTTCTGTAAATTTAGGATTAGGTTATAACGTTACAGAAACTCTATCTTTTGAGGTTAAGAAAGATATTCTAAATAATATATGGAATGCAAATGCGAGATTCTCAATAACTCCATATAAAATATGGAATATTATTTTTTAGAAAACTATTTACAGTTATGAATTTTTTAATTAAATTAACATATCAAAAATAAAAAAATCTAGGAAACATTATGTCTAAAATCAATCCTAATGACTATATTGAAATTATTGAAGAAACTGATGAGTGGAATGATGAAATTCTACCAAATGAAATTGACAAGGATTATAAGAAATTCGAAAAAATTAAAAATAGAAAACATCATTTCAAAGAAGGTAGAAATTTGGATAGAATTAGAGATAAACAAAAAAATCACAGAATCTCTACAAATAAAAATTAAAAAAACTATTTACAATCTAAATTATTTTTATTATATTTGTATTGTAAATTAATTAAGGTTATATGGAACCAAAATATAAAGTTGGTGAATTAGTTACCATAACAAAAGGACATCCTGTATGGTATACACATTTAGATGATTTAAGATTATCATTTGTCGGAAAAACAGGAAGAATTGTAGATATAGAATCTCAAGTTTTTACTGCTGAAGATCTTAAATGGTTTTATTTTAATTATAAAGATAAAATTGATCCAAATTATAAACAAACAATTTTTAATTATTATATTATATTTCCATCTGAACCTAACAGAAAAATATTATTTACAGAAATATATTTAACTCCATTTAATTTAGAAAGATAAAAATGTCACTTATTAGAAGTACTACAAATCCTGAAGGATTATATATTGTTGGAACTGGAAATGATGATCTTGAAATAATGAGACCGGGTGAAGATACTTTAAAGATGAAATATTCAACTTTTATTGAAATATTAAAAAAATGTTATGAATGTATTGAAGAAGATTTAGATGAGGATTTAGAAGATCAAATAGACGATACAAAATTTAATATGAAATATCACGGTGTAGAACTTTATAATATCCAATATAATTGGAAATTAAAAATTTCTTTTTCAACTTGGTATTATTTAATTTTTAAAAATAAATATAGATGGTTAAAATGAACAGAATAGAATATCTAGAATCTAAATTTAAATCTAAAAGACAACTTAAAAGTTTAGAAAAAAAACATTTTCCAGATTTTGAAAAACACGCAGGTTATATGGGAAACGGTGTTTATATTTGGAAAGATATATTAGCAACAGATACAAGAGAATTATTTTTAATGGGTCTCTTATATATTACAGGAATAAAATTTAAAAAAGTATGATTAAAATTACAGTAGAATTATATCCACATGGATATTCAGAAAATATAGTTAAGTTAGGTGAAATTAAAATTGCAAATGATGGAACCGGAACTATAAACAAAGGAAACTATAAATTTAATATAGATACAGGTAAAAAGAAAAATTGGAAAACTGGTGAAGTTAAAGATTTTCCAAGAACTTCAAAAAATGTATTTTATTTAATTAAAAGATGTTTAGATGAGGTTTTAAATGATAATTCATAGAAAAGAAAAAGATGTTATGTGTACTTTTGTTGGATCTAATATCATTGAAAATACAAAAAGTAAAATATTTGATTCTTATTTTATTGAAAAGTATGATTCTGGAATATATATGGTAATGTTTAATACATTTGAAAGAGGAATTAAATATCACCTTGTAGATGATAGTGTTTACATGTTTTCTAATGGTTTTGAAAATGATAATTATGAAATAGTTTATGTTGAAGAATTTTTACCAACAGATACAAGTTTTGTAAGATCACATTCGCAATGTAAAGATCAAATATATTTTTATTTTATTCCATTTGATTTAATTTTAGATAAAGATGAAAAATAAATTATATTTTGTTGAACCGGTTGAGCCTGAACTAAATATGCCAGCTACTATTGGAATAGGTTCAGATTCTTATCCAGGAACTGTTGTTTATATTAATAAAGAAAAAACTTTACTTAGAGTTCAAATGGATAATTATACACCTGATGTTGCAAATGGTTATGATTATTTTAGAAATCAGATATATATTTATTCTAGAGATAAAGATAATGTTGAATATATATTTACTTTGAGAAAAAACGGTGTATGGGTTGAAAAATTAAAATCTATGAGATATTCTGCTAAATTAACTTTAGGTATTAGAAGAGCATATAATGATCCATCATTTTAATAAATATTTAATAATTTTTCTTATATATGTTTTAAGTAATGTTTTATATGGTCAAATTACTCCATATATTAAATTTCAAGTGACTTCAAATAGTGATTTATTTATAGCACATAATCCAGAAACATATACATTTGTAGGAAATAATGATGACACTATTAAAGTAATATCAATTAATATTATAGATGAACGATTTATAGAATTGATAACAAATAAAAGATTAGAAATGAATATAGGTTATGCACTTATATACAAAAGAAAAATAAATGATTTGTATATTAAGACACCGTATTATACGTTTTTTGGGTTTTGTCCTGCATTTATACAAAAAATAAATGTTAATCAACCAACTAGAATAAATTAAAGGTTATTATGTATTACAAAGAAAAAACAGATTTAGACTCAAATAGACATTTATATTTATTTGCAAAAAGATGGTATGTTTTTGATTCAGAAAATATTGTAGAAGAAACTAAAAAGGCAGTTAATAAAATATATTTTGGTAGTGATAAATTACCATCAAGTAAGGATGTTGCAAATATTTTAATTAACTTGGTTTCTAAACAAAAAAATAATTTTTTTCAAAATAAAATTAGTTATTTTATAGAAGAATTAGATCCTACTAATTGGAAATGGAATTACTTAAATAATTCTGTTGAATATTCATACTGGGATAGAATTATAATAATATTATTATCTAATATGAGATTAACAAAATTATCAGATATACCTTTTAGTTTAGGTGTTCCTGACCCAGATTTTATGAGTGTTTATAAACCTATTAAGAGTGAAGAGGAAACTATATAATGAAATTATATATACCAAAATTAAAAGAAGAATTAAAATTAACTAGTGATTGGACATTTAAGCTTCATTATGAGCATAGAAATGCATCATTATATCCTAATTATAATAATTATAATTATAGAGATAATCTAAGTCCAGTTCAATATACATTAACTGTAGGAACAATTTTAAAAGTTGATAGATATTATATAAGAAATGGAGCTTCTGATTTTGATTCAATGACTTTTAGAATATCATATAACGATAATAAAGATTTAATTGGTAAAAGATTTTGGGTTAAATTAGATGATGCTAACAAAATAGAATTTGAAAGTGTAGTTTATAATACACATGTTAGTATGAGGTGGGATGGATATATTCGTAGTATATATCCAGCTAAAGGATTATCTCATAAAACTGAAATAAATAATCAAAAATTTGTATGTAATGAATTAAAATGTAAACAACTTAATGAAGTAAGATTTGTAATTAAAAAAGAATTTTATGAATATGAAGCAACTGAAGAAAATTGGAAAAAATATGAGTATGATAAAAGAGAGTTTTTCTCACCATATACAACTCCACGTTCTAAATGTTTCGATTCATTAGATGAATTTTTTAAAACTACAATTTATCCTAAATTTGGTATGTTTTCAAAACCAAATATTTCTGATTATATTTTATATAAAGTTAAATATTCTTTATATGATAATAAAACTGGAATGGAACATATTGCAGAAAGTGTAGATACTCTCAAAACAATTGCAAGAAAAATTTTAAAAAATGAAATTAAAACTTAATTTTTTTAATTTCTTCCAATATATATTAATAAGATTTTAAAACAAAAAGAGAAATAAAACAAATGACTTTAATAAATACAATATCGAGACAACCCCTTTGCCAACATTGGTTTAGTAATATGCCAGTGACAGGTATTGAAGCGTTATCATATGATAATAAAGGAATAACTGGATAACTCGATAAGTTTTATTAAATAAGAAATTAGAAAACCTGTCGATGACAGGTTTTTTGGTTTTAAATGTTCTTTGAAATAATGAAAATATGTAAAAATCACTGTTTCTCATCAAAAAGGTGATTTTTAATAAAAATAAAAATATTTTTTAAAACTGTTTACAGTTATAGATTTTTTTGTTATATTTACTATGTAATTAATTAAATTAAATAAGGTTATATGAAACACAAATCTAAATGTAACTGTAAGCATTCTGATGTACATAAAGACATAGTTTATGGAACACATAATGTTTATGAAGTTAAAATTTGTATTAGATGTAATACAATTTTAAGTTCTAAAAAAATATAAGGAAGGTTAAAGCGTAACTGGATTGATCGCCCCAGTCTTGATTTTTTATTAGTTTTTTCAAGTCTCTTATATTTATAATAAAGGAGATTATATGGAAAAATGTAATAAATGTGGAAAAATACTTAAAAATAAAGCAGGTTTAAGTTATCATATTAAAGTTAAGCACGATGGATTTCGTCAATGGAATAAAGGTTTAACCAAAAATAATAATAAAGGAATTGAAAAATATTCTAAAAATCATAAAAAAGTTGTTTTAAGTGACGAAAAAGAAATTGAACGTAGGAATAAAATATCTAAAACCGCAAAATTGAGAGGAACGATTGGTGGTTATAGAATAGGTTCAGGAAGAAGTAAGGGTAGTTGGTATAAAAACGAATATATGGATAGTAGCTATGAATTAGAATATGCAAAATGGTTAGATAAAAATAAAATTAAATGGATTAAAAACAAAATAAAGTTTCCATATATATTTGAAGGAAAAGAACGATATTATATTCCAGATTTTTATTTACCTGATACTGATGAATATATTGAAATTAAAGGTTTTAAGACAGATAAAGATGATGCTAAATGGAAATATTTTCCATATTCTTTGAAAGTATTGTATAGACACGATTTAAATGAATTGTGTAATTTAAGTTTATAAGGAAGGTCTGACCCCATTGGTGCGGGAACTTGTCTTGAAAACAAGGGGCCGTGAAAGCGGTATGAGAGTTCGAGTCTCTCACCTTCCTCAACAAACGCTCCTATGACTTATCCAAATGGTAAAGGTAACAGGCTTAAACCCTGAGTTTGTGTAGGTTCGAGTCCTACTAGGAGTACTAAATACTCGCCCGGAGCTGTTGTTCGGAATTAACTCCGATAATAAACGCCGGGAAATGAGGTTAAAAAAATAAAAACTATTTACAGTTAATATAATTTTTATTATATTTATATTCTTAGTTTTTAATATTCTTTGAAATTTTGGTTGACAAATTGAAATATATTTGGTAGCAAATTATATATAAATGATTTGCTGATAAAAAAGACCGGATTAAGTGCCGATCGGTTCGGCGGGATCTAGTTATCAGCAATTATCGGGTTAAGGTGTTACGGTAGCATTCGTGGTTTGGGACCATGAGGCCTGAGTTCAACTCTCAGTAACCCGACAATAATTGGCCGCATAGTTTTTAACTGGATTTAAAATACTGGATTTGTACCCCAGAGTTATCGGTTCGAACCCGATTGTGGCCTCAACAATATCTGGATGTGACCGGAAGTGGTATTACGGCCTCGGTTTGGATCCGAGAAGATGCAGGTTCGAGCCCTGTCATCCAGACAACATTTTTGGGTTAGCGTAAGTATGTGATCTTTATTGGTTAAGAACTTACGTGATTTTAACAAAAGTTAAAATGGGATAAACCAATTCCTTTCACATGGGATATTCCAACCCGAAGCTCTTTGGTTCGTGGGTTTGCTTGGAGTGGACACCTGCCTGTCACGCAGGATATCAGATGGGTTCGAATCCCATACGGACCGCAATTTTATATCATTGTAATGCCCTGATATAAAATTAATTTCAAAGATATATTGTGAATGGCAACATAATTATATGTTTATTACTTAACAATTGGAAAAGCTTTAAAAGTAAGACTGCATATTGCAATATTAGAAATTGTTATTTAATTTTATTTTATAGTGTAAGACAACACTTCAGTTTATGAAAATGTAGGTGCAATTCCTACTAAAATAAAATTAAATTTATATATAAGCCCAGTATATTGGGTTAATAATATACAAATATATAATGTAAACTCTGTATATTGAGTCGATAATATACAATATATGATTAAGAGGTTAATAATATAGTTAACCTCATTTGGCACCGATCCAGGGTAGAAGGACGGTCTGTAAAACCGGAACTAGTAGGTTCGAGTCCTACCGGTGTCACAATAAAATATACTTCCTCAGTTCCTTAAGCGCGGGTTAGGACATATGTTTATGATAAAAGAACTCTAGTACATTAAGGCAAATTATGTATTGGATAATTTTTAGATATATGAGAGGCGTGAATTAAAATATATCGATCAATGTTTTACTTCATAGTTTAAAGGCAATCCCGTGTAACATTTTTAATTGCGTTCGTGACCGAGTGGATTTAGGTAACAGTCTTTTAAACTGTATTACGCAGGTTCGATCCCTGCCGAGCGCACACTTGAGAAACAGGTTCGAATCCTGTAACTTAGATATGAGTTAGTAACTAAGTGCACGTAGTTATGTTGACCTTATTATTTAGTTTAGTTTAATGGGCAAAACGCGAGCGTTTTACGTGCAAATGTACCAAGGCTGGCGAGACGGTCTCCAAAACCATCTGGGTGGGTTCGATTCCTACTGTACGTGCAAATAATCTGGTTATGCGGAAAATTAAAAGCTAATATCTTATTCAAGTTTAAAGATATGAACTGCAGGTTGCTCTGCCTTAATCAGATTATTAAGAACCAGAGTCCGATTGGTCGAGGTAGATGCCTGCAAAGCATTTGAAGAGAGTTCGATTCTCTCCTGGTTCTCTATATTCTTCTTTCGAACACCTATATTTATATTAAAATAATATTGGGTTCAAAATGAAAAAATGTGAAAACTGCGGTAAAATTAATAATGAAGATTATAGCAATAGATTTTGTAGTGAAAAATGTTCACGATCATATTCTACAAAAAATGATAATTCACGGGAGCAAAAATATGCAAGTTGTATAGATTGTAAATCTAAAATTAGAATAAATAAAAGAGCATCTTTGAAGCTATGTAGGTGTGACAAATGTAAAATATCACTACGAAAGAAAAAATATAAAGAAAATAATAAAAGAATATGTAAATATTGTGGAAATGAAATAAATAAAAGATTTAAACAAATATGTGATACCTGTTCTAATTTTTATATGAATGTTTATAGAGATAGGTGTTCATTTAAATTTGATTTAAATAAATATAAAAATGAGTTTGATTTAGATATATACAAAAAATATGGAACATATACTGCAAAAAATAGAGGAAATAATTTTAATGGAATAGTTAGAAATCATATGTTCTCTATTAATGATGCCTATAAAATATCACTAGATCCATTGTTAGTAGCTCATCCTGCTAATTGTAGGTTAATTAAAAATATTGAAAATTTAAATAAAAATAGAAAATCATCTATAACTTTACAGGAATTAATAAATAAAATTTTAAAATTTGAATCTAAATATCAAACAGAAAATAATAGTGATATTTTAGAAATAATAAATAGAATTAAAATTGGATAGTGTGGGTTCGAGTCCCACCCTTTCCTCGATTGGAGTCCAAAATGGTCTAGGATAACATTAATATATTACGATATTAATATATTCTGGTCGATATGGTTAGATTGTTTAAGTGCAGCGTAATCTATCTTAAATAACATATTATCTCCCATATTACTCCAACACCTATTAAAAATATTCCACCTTATCAATCGTGGTGAAAGAGACTGGCTGTTAACCAGTATAGAGGTAGGTTCGACTCCTACAGGTGGAGCAATTATATTTATATTCTGGTGTAGCTCAATGGTAGAGCTTCCGGCTGTTAACCGGACGGTTGAAGGTTCGAACCCTTTCGCCAGAGCAAATATGGGCATCTAGCCGAGGTTGTCTTCGAACCAACTAATCGTAACTGGAGCTGAAAATATAGGTTCAAATCCTATGATGCCTACAACATTGGCGGGATGATGACAGTGGCTGTCCGACAGTTTCATATGCTGTATTAGGTTGGTTCGATTCCAACTCCCGCTACAAAAATATTTGCCGATAACTCAAGGTGAGGGCAACGTTTCATAAGCGTTAGCAGAGTGGCTCGATTCCACTTATCGGCACAAATAACAAAGAGGTTATATAATGGAAAGAATAGTAACTGTTTATCTTCACGGAGATGATTTTAATTATAGAGAAGAATATAAAGATGAATTAAAAAGTGGAGAAATGACAGAAAATGATATTGAAATGATAAAAAATTTAACATATGAAGTTGAATTACAAATTAATTTAGATACTGGAGAAATTAAATTAATAAAATAAAATATAAGGGGCTGTAGTGATAAAGGTTCAGCATGATTGGTTGTGGCCCAATCGGAGTTGGTTCGATTCCAACCGGTCCCTCAAATACATGGTGGTTGTCGTATAATGGTAAATTATATCTGGCCGTGACCCGGAGGATATGGGTTCAATTCCCATCAATCACCCAAAATAATTTTAAAAAACTATTTACAGTTATTAAAATTTTTATTATATTTACATTATAATTTTTAGAGGTTATTAAATGTCACTTAAAAGTAATTTTACAATACTTGAAAATACTGATAGATATATTTTAATTCACGATGATGCTGAAGAATATCAATCTATGTCAGTAACAAATGATGCAGAAAATGTTGTTGAATATTTATATGAAAATGGTTTATTAAAAAATGATAAACGAATATTTTATGTAGATACACTCGGTTCTGTTGATGAACTTGAACATACTTTAGGTGTTTTTAATGGATTTAAATTTGGTTTTGAATCATTAGAAATATTTAATGTAAATAAAAATTCAATATAATATATGGCGCGTTCGTCTAAATGGCCTAGGATGTTTTTATAAATCAATCTGATTAATAAAAATTCGAATTTTCTATATTTATTAATATATGGAGAATTTGAATGAAAATATGCGAATATTGTAATAAAAAACATGATGGAAAGTTTGCTACTGGAAGATTTTGTAGTAGTAAATGTGCTAAAGGATTTAGCACTAAAGCTAAAAGAAAAGAAATTAATAAAAAAGTTTCTTATAAATTAAAAGGTAGAAATGATTTTATTTGGAATAAATTAGAACCAAAAATAAGTATTTGTATAATATGTGGAAAAAGTTTTGAAATAGAGGGTTGGAATAATAAAAATGTATGTAGTAAAAAATGTGGATATATTAAAAGAGGTTTTATATTAAAAAAAGTTTTAAAAGGAAAAACAGGGGGTTATAGAAAGGGTTCTGGTAGAAGTAAGGGTGCTTACTATAAAAAACAATATTTTGATTCTAATTTTGAAATTGAAGTGGCAAAATTTTTAGACAAAAATGACATTAAATGGAAAAGAAATACTAAAAGATTTTACTTTAATTGGAAAAATAAAAAAACATATTATATCCCAGATTTTATTATAGAAAATAAAATATATTTAGAAACAAAAGGTTATTGGTATAAAGATAAATATGAAAAAACTATTGAAGCAGTTAATATAAATAAATTAAATTGGATTTTGCTTTTACAAAAAGAAGAATGGATTAAAGACAAAAATATAGTTTTACAAAAAATACAAATGGCTCGTGGGACTGCATAGGTACGTGGTCGTTGGCCTTTCAAGCCAAAAAGATGGGTTCGATTCCCATACGAGTCACAAAAACATTGTACGGATTCGAATTCCGTACGCGCTACAAAAAATAATTCTTGACGAAGAACCAAAACTCAGCCGGCAATCGTTCATCTGTAACAAGATGCTAATTGTAAGCATAAAGAAAAGACGGTGGTTAATGTGAGTATAGAATTATTATTACGCTCTCGAGGTGTTATGGATGCACAAAGGTCTTCTAAGCCTTAAGGTGAGGGTTCGAATCCTTCCGAGAGTACTAAACAAAGGTTATTAAAATGGATAAAGATACACAATTTAAATTTATAGAAGTTGTAGTAAAAAAATATTATTTTGTTGAATATAAAAATGAAGAAAATTTAAAATCTGATATAACAGATGTAAATGGTGAATCAATTGAACACGTTATAGAAGATTGGTTTATAGATAAAAGATTAGGTCCATTTCCTTTATCTATAAATCATGCAACACGCGATACTCATCTAATTAAAGAAAAATTAGTTGAAATTTCAGTTGTTGATAATTTAGATTTAATTGATGTTAAATTACAAAAATAAAATTATGGGCTCTGGGGCTGCTAGGGGTGTCTACTTAGAAAATCTGCCTATATATATTAATATGGAAATACAATGTAAAAACTGTGGAATAATATTTGAGGGCAGAAAAGGAGCTAAGTTTCATAGTCTCAGATGTGCTAATATTTTTTTTAATAAAAATAGAATGTTTAGTAAAGAACACAGAGAAAAAATATCAAAAGCACTAAAAAATAAACCTCTTTCTAAAGAACACAGAGAAAAAATATCAAAATCTTTAATTGGAAAAGCGGGTCATACGTTTACAGAGCAAGAAAAGTTAAATAAAAGTTTAGAAAAAGTAGAATATTATAAAAAACATCCAGAAAAACATCCAAATAATTTATGTAGAGGTAAAAAGAATTATCCACAAAATAAATTATTTGAAGAACTTAAAAAAGAATATAAAGTTGAACAAGAAGTATATTATGATGGTTATTGGATAGATATTTTGTTAAATGATAGTATTGCTATTGAAGTAGATGGAGAATATTGGCACAAAAATAGAAAACAAAATGATAAAAAAAGAGATAAAATTATTAGTAACAAATATAAAGTATTGAGAATAAATGCTAAAGATGTTTTATATAATTTATCTACTGTAATTGAAATAATTGGGCGATTGATGTAATTGGGAGCATAATAGACCTGCAATCTATTAG